CCGGGACGGCTGGTGTGCCGCTGTAAATCTCGTTGCCGCTGCTGCCTGCGATTTCCGCCTCAAGATAAAGCACCCCGGCCTCTGCGTCCTCTGCCAGTCTGAAATACTGTCCGTCGGTATAAAATCTCTCGCCAAGCTGCGGCGTAACGCCCTCAAACTCAACGTAGTATTTCGCTTTCGTCGCTGCCAGTCTTACAATGCCGTATTCTCCGGCTTTTGTGTCCAGTGCGTCCCCTGTGGCTGTCGTTATGCTCGTAAGCTCCAAAACGAGGTCAAGGTCTGTGTAGAGTTTTGCAACCTTTATCAAAATACCCGAAACTGCGTCGTAAAATATACTGCCCGGTCGGGTGTCAATCCCCTCCGGCGCATTGTTCAAAACGTCCTCCAAAAGCAGCTCGTATGTGTAATCTTGAAACACTCTAAATCACCTCCTCAATCTCTGTTTGTCCAAATATCGTGTCCGCTCTGAAAAAGACATGAGCCTTGTCCTCCTCAAAGGTAAATTGAAAGTCGTACACTGATAATATCCTTGTGTCCGGGCGCAATGCGTCCCTTATGAAGCCCTCTGTTACTGCCTCTATATAGTCCGGGCTTGCGTCCTTTGTTATGATTGCCTCCTCTATCTCACTTCCGTACTGGTTGTCGTAAATGAGGCATTTGAAACGTGGTGTAATAATGGCTTTTCTGATAGCTTGATTTACTGCTGTCAGCCCGTCCACCTTACCCACAATCCTCCCTTTGTCAAGGTCGAGGCGATAGGTCAAAGACGGCTGCTCCTCCGCCTCCGTTACCGTGTCAATCGGGATAGGAATATAAACGTCTGCCATATCAGCTTATCCTATCCAGCACATAATACTGTTTGCCTTTGTTGAATGCGAGGACGTGTACCCTCTCCCCAACTTTCAACGCATTATGCACCGTAATAGTCTTGCGCCCCTTTATGGCGTGTTTGTGGCTCTGAAATGCAGCGTCGCCGCTTCCGCCGCTTGTGTTTTCTGTCGCCCAGTCTACCGTTACCTCGGTAGTGTAGTCTGTCAAATGTCTCGGAATATAGGTTATGTTCGGCCCGATTGTGAGCTTTTCGTCATTCACAATCTGTATTTTGATAGGGCTTGCTGATTTGACAATGCCCTGCAAAACCTCTGCGCCGCCTCCTGCCATTCCTTGAAATAGCCCTTTGAGGCTCGTCTGTCCGCTTGCCTCTCCTGCCATATCCGCACCTCCTAACTAAATGTGCCGTCGTCTACCCAGCCGTACACTCTTGAGCTGCTGTCCGTATGTATAAGGTGGTACGGGTGCTTTGCTCCCTTTGCAATGAGCGTAATCTTTGCTGGGCCTGCGTTGCATTTTGACCCGGTCGGATTGCTCGCCGTGCTGCTTACATAGTGATAGCCTCCGTTGAATTGAACAACGTCGCCAACCTTATACTCTTTAGCTGCGTTCTCTCCTGTGCTGCTCTTGCCCTCTTTTGAAAGGTCGTTCGCATAGTTGAGTTTCAGCGACATAATGTGCTTATTGTCTTTGAATGTGTGCGTATCGCTGTCTACATAAAACGTCCGGGATAGCCCCAATTCCGGGATAATAATATATACCCCGATACCCGAAATCACTTCGGGTATTCCTATCGCCTCAATATCCAGCGTCCGCTCCGGCGTACTCTTTTCGTCGAGTATGCTTGCAATGAGGTCGTTTATCTGCGCCGTGGTTAAACTCTCGTCCGGGCGATTGATTTCTTGAAATACGCCAATTTTGCCCTCAAGGGCTGCGTTAGCTTTTTCTGCAATCGTCGTCCCCTCTTTCGATACCATTTTTACACGGGTCTTAATGTCCTCAATGCTCTTTGTGTAGGAGTATGAGGTAAGGTTTTGCCCTACCTCAATTACCCACTGTAAAATGTTCTCCCGGCGTGTCAGCAGCTTCAATTTGCCTTTTTCCGAGGCTACATAGTGTCTTATTCCAGTAGCGTCGAAATCGAGGCTCATTGCGTCGCATATAGCGTCGAATGCTGTTGTTTTGCTCTTGGTAAGCTCCGGGATTTTGTAAGAACAGTTTGCTACCTCCCCCATAGGCAGGCCGAAACGTGTGCAGCAATCCCGAAATACGTCGCTGGCTGTCTTTCCCTCGTAAGTGAAAGTGTCCTTGTTATTTGCAAGGTATATGCCGTTGTCGTAGGCCGTAAATTGCATTTTCTTCTTGCTGTTCTGCGTCTGCGCCATGATTATCCCACGGAAAAGCTCAACGCCGTTGTACTGAAATAAGCACTGGTGTCCCTGCTCTACGTCAATCTCACTCCGGGCGTGTTTGTACCCGTCGTCGTCAACAAGCGTAACGACAATAGAACGAGCCGCCGAGCCTTTTCTGCCTTTCCATTTGATTTGTTCGACGAGCTGGGTAACGTCATAGCCCTGCTCGCCTTTGATGATAATTAGGCTTATTCCGTCCGCCATTGCCTCGCCTCCTTATGCCGGGATAGTCAAAACCTGTCCGGGGTAAATCAAATTTGGGTTGCCTCCGATTACCCCTCTGTTTGCGTTGTAAATCTGCGTGTATTTCGAGCCACTTCCGAGCAACTTCTTTGCAATGTTCCAAAGACAGTCGCCACTCTTTACCGTGTAGGTCTGCGGCGTAACTGTGTTGTCTACTCGTGGCTCTGTTTTCTGCACCGTTGCAACAGCTTTCGGTATATCTACCTTTACCTGTCGCACCGTAATCTCCCTGTATTCCTTTAGGGTGATTGTGTACTGATACGTTCCGGGGTCGCCTCCTACCTCGTGGTAGTCAAAACTCGCTACCCTTGCGTATATATCCACATTGCAAGCCGTCGCAATAAAGTGTATAGGCTTCTTGCTGGCTTTCCATGTGTTGATTTTTTCAATGAGCGTCAGTGGCTTCGTAATGCTGTCAACCTGCAGCCCCGGAAACTTCGTCGCCGGGAAAAAGCTCGAAAAGCTAAATTGCAGGGCTGGGCGGCTCTGCATGATGATGATTTCCCCCAGCCCTGTCACGTTCACGCTTTCGTCGTTGCTGCCGTTTTTTACTTGGAACAACTCCGGCAGGACGGGGAGCTGTATCTTCTCTTTTTCCGCATTGTAGGTAAGCCACATTTGGTAATTAGAACTCATAAGACAACTCTCCCTCCTCGTAAATTTCGCTCTGAATAATGCTCATAAGAACTGGCTTCAAGTGTTCGTACAGCACCTCAAGAATAGTTTCCTTGTCTGCGCCTCCTGTGCCTCCCACCTCGATTGCGCCGCTTCCTGCAATCTCAAGCAGTATCTTTTTGACCTGTTCCGTGGTCTGTTCTCTGCCCTCGCTGCCGCCTGCCTGCGCAAATACTTGTAGTGGTCGTCTCTCTCCCAGTGCGTCGATAATACGGTCTGTTTCCTCTGTCGGGAATACCGTGCTGCCCTGCTGCCCGATAATCAACTCCGGCCCGTTCTCTCCGGCGATATAATATGGGTCACTATCTGTCGTACCGTTTGCGTAGGCCGCTGCCTTGCTTACGATAAGCTCACGCCCCTCCTCGCCTGCTATAAATGCGCTTTCTGCGCTGGTCGTGCCGTTTGCGTGACCGGGTACAGTAACCGCACTGCCCGTGCTTGCCGACGTGCTTAATGCTGCCGCCGTTGCTGCAGCGACTGCCTCTGCTGCGCTGACTGCCTCCGCCTGCTTTGCCTTAATGCTGGAAATATAACTATCCATAGTCGCACTCGCTTGCGCTGCTGCGTCCTCGCTCATGTTCATGTCGGTAATCATTTCCTGCATTTTTTCTCCGATTGCGTCTACGCTTTCGGTAAAGTTCGTTTCCATATCGGCAACTGCTGTTGCAAACTCGTCTTTCGAGGTCTGAACATCAGCAAAAGCCGTGTTGAAACTGTCAACAAACTCCTGCGCCTCCGTGGAAAGTCCCTCTGTAGTGCCGCCCAGTGCTTCGATATTTGAGATAAGCTCCTGCAGGTAGCCTGCACTCTCCGTGCTGCCGTCGCTCAAAGACTGGATAAGTCCGTCGTCGAGGCCATACTCTGCCGCTTTCTGCAAGTTCTCTGCGTAGGTGTCGAGGTATTCCGTTTGGCTCTGCAATGCTGCCAGCATATCGCTTACAGAGGTTTCGCACTCGGTACTCATTGTGTCAAATAGTCCAATTGTGCTGTCAATGCTGTTTCTTGCTGCCTCGTATGCAACGTCGTAGGCGTTTGCCAGCTCGGTCAATTCCTGCTGTACGTTGCCTATTACCGTATCTACTGCGTCCTCGTAAGATACCATTTCGTCCGCAGCTTCGGTTGAAGCATTTGCAATATCGCTCCACTCCTGCTCAAGCTCTGCAATGCGAGCCGTTGTTTCATCAAGAGCAGTCTGCAATTCCTCCTGCTTTGTGGCGGCTGTATCAAACGCCTCCTCTGCTGCTGACATTTCTTTGTATTCGTTACTGAAATAAGCCGAAAGCCCAGCCATTCCCGTAGTGTCATACCTTGTAACCATAGTAAGGTAATCGAGGTATTCATCTGTCGCCTGCGCAGCCCATTCCTCTGCCGCTGCAACCTCCTCTGTTACCTCTGCGAGTTTCGCTTCCTCCTCTGCCTGCTGGCGAATGAGTTTAACATACTCGTCGTACATGGCCTGCGTCTTTTCACGCTTTGCCTCCGCCTCTGCCATTGCTCGCAAAGACGAGAGGGCTTGGTCTTGGTTTTCTACCAAATCCTCGTAAGACAAATTCAAGCCGTCGATACTGGAATTGAGGCCGCTGATAATAGCCTCCATTTCCTGTTGTGTACTTGCTGTTTGGTCTGTTGACGAAGCCAGTTCTTCCAGTCTCGTAATGAGCGCAAGGTTTCCCAGCTCCTCGTTTTTCAGTGCCTCGGTAGTCTCGTCGCACTCCTGCATAAGCTGTTGGTGTTTCTCGATAAGAGCGTCGCACTCTGCCGCAAGCTCCTCTACCGTCTTTCCGTTCTCCTCAAGCGATTCGGAAAGTGTGTCAATCTGATATTTAAGGCTCGAAGCCTCCTCCGAAGTCTCTCCGTACTTTTTGCAAGCCTCGTCGTATTGCTCGTTAAGGTCTTGCAACTGGTAATACTGTGACCTCGTTGTTGCTGTCATTTCGAGGGTTGCGTCCTCCGTATCGTTCATCATTGCCACGAGTGCCGCTCCTGCTGCAACAATTCCCGTAATAGCAAGTGATACCCAGCCAATCGGGCCGAGTGCGGTGTTCAACGCCGTACCGAACGAAATAATTGCCGGGATTGCCGAGGACGTTGCAAATGCAACTCCGGCTATTCCAACAACCACAACGCCAAGCCCAACGCCTATTGCCGTAATCGCTTTTGTTACTTTCGGGTGTTCCTGCAGGAAATTTCCTACACCCTTAACAATGCCTGCGAGTGCTGTGGACGCTTTTGTTACTGTCGGGGAAATCGCCGTCGAAAAAGCCGTCTGTACCGAGTTTCCTGCTTCTTTCCAGCTATCCCCCATTGATTTTGCGTCCTCCGAAACAACCGCCAATGCGTCGTGCATTTCAATCGTTCCGCCCTCAATATTTGCAAGTACCGGGAGGATGCTCGCCTCCAAATCCTCGTACATAGTACCGAACAACGCAACTGCCGCTGTATTCTTTGTCATAGGGTCGTCCAGTCCGTCCAACGCTGAAACAACAGCAAAGAATGCTTCACTCGCCGTCTCGCCTCCGGCTGCAAACTTCGCCGACATTTCCTCTGCGTCCATTCCCAGCATTTCAAATGCGAGTGCGCTGGTTTCGCTGCCGTCTTTCGCTCTGATGTTGAACTCTTTAACAGCGTCACCAACCTTGTCAACAGAGAATACGCCTGCGTCTGCGCCGTCGATAAGGCTCGACATAAATTCCTCCGCCGAAAGGCCGAGGGCTGCGTAATGCGCCGAATATTCGTTTAACACGTCCAGTAAATCGCCATTCTTATCCGCCCCACTCTGCGCTCCAATCGTAATAAGGTTGTACGCCTCTTTCGCTGTAAGCCCAAAGTTTTTCATCAAAGAGCTGGCCGTCCTTGCGGACTGCGGAACTTCATAACCGAAAATATCCTCCAACACAATGCCTGCGCTGGTCGCCTGTTCAAGCTCGTCGCCTACAAGCCCGGTTGCCTTTTGTACTGCTGTCATGCCTGCCGCTACGTCGTTTAGGCTCTCTGCGTTTGAGGAGGAAAATACCTCTGTCGCACTTGCCATAAGTGCCTCAAGCTCCTCTCCAGTCGCCCCGGTTGCTCCGACTATGGTTTTCTCCGCCTCCGAAAAACTGTCCGCAAGTTCGTAGACGGCCTCTGCCGTCTCTTTTACCATAGCCGTTATGCCTGCCGCTGCCAAAGCCTGCGCAATGCCCTCTGCCGCCTCTGTGCCGGACTTCTCTGCGTCCTCCGCCTCCTCTGTTGCCTGTTCGGTTGCCCTCGCAAGCTCCTCTGTGGCTTCGTTCGCTCTGTTATTAGCCTGTGCCAATGCGTCCGCTGCGTCGCTGGCCCTTTCCGCCGCTGCTTCCAGCTCCTGCAGGTTGTCCGTCCCGGAGGTTAGCGTCCTGTCGTAGGCTTCCATAGCTTCGTTAGCCTCCTCCTGCGCTCTTTCAAGCTCATTCATAGCCTCTGCCGCCTGTTCTGCCGCCTTTGCTAAGTCTGCTTTTGTTTCCGCCGAAACGTCCTCGTTATTCGTCAAGGCTTTTACAGCCTTGTCCGCCTGCTCCATAGCGTTGCTCAATTCCTTTTGGGTGTCTGCCGTATTGTCTATCGCCTTACTTAATTCGCCAGCCGAACGCTCACACTGTTCAAGCATACGCTCCTGTTCTTCCAGTGCCTCAACTGACTTTAGCCCCATTTCTACCAATTCCTCGGTAGAGTAGACTGCTTCCAGTGCGCCCCGGTCGTAATTTCCAACTGCCGCCGTCCAATGGTCTGTCTGCTCCGCAATATCCGAAATAGAGGTTGCTACCCCGTCTATTGTCGTCGCCGTGGTGGTCGTCGTTCCTGCAATGCCCTCGAAAGCGGCGTTTACTGCTTCTCCGGCCTGCTCCCACTGGTCTACCATATTCTGACCGCTCTCTGCCAAATTGCCGAGCTTGTCGCTCATTTCATCAACCAGCTTAAACCTTGCCAATAAATCAGCCACTAAATACCGCCTCCTCCCTTAATGGTGTCATGTCTGCAAGGGTTTCTATCCTCCTCAAGCTCCGACGCTATGTAGAGCAACTGTAACCTCCGGGGCATATTATAAAAATCCTCCATACGGAGGTTATGCCTCTGCCACAGTACGCTCGCCCAATAGCCGTCGCTGCCGGGAGTGCTTACGAGTTTTTTGCGTCAGCCAAATCCTCGTCGTCGCTTACTGCTGCCACAAGCCCAAGAGCCTGCATTACAATACGGGAAACGTGCTGGTATTCGTCTGCGGAGCTGAATACCTTGAGAGGCATTTCCGTAACGTCCACACAGCCGTAGTGCTTCATCAAATCCGGGTCTTTCAAATCCGGGTACTGCAATGCTTCCACAATCATGTGACGGGCTGCTCTTGCGCTGTCCTTTTCAGTTTTCCAAACAACCTCGCCTGCAGCAATGAGCGGATTGCCCTTTTTGTCAGTCGCCATGCTGCGCTTGCGGTATGCGTCATTGATACGGTTGATTTCCTCCTGCGTGAGCTTCTTAATCTCAAACTGAATTACCTCGCCGTTTTCGTCCTTAAAGGTTTCCGGGCCGGGTGCGGTAACTACCTCCGGCTCATTGCTACGCATAAAATATTTCAAATCTTTCTTAGCCATAGTGATTTATTCTCCTTTTCATAAAATTACAGCCCCTCCCGGTTATCCGCCGTAAAGGGGCTGCGCCTGCTGCCTGTTGCTTATACAATATCCTTGCCGTTGAAGTTGAGGGTATCGTCCACAACCTCGCCGCCGCTGTCGAGGGCTGTCAAAGGCAAATCGCCAGTGAGAACGCAACCAACAACAGTAACAGTGCTGCTGCCGTGCGCTGCGTAGTAATCACTGTTTTCGTCGTTCATAATACCTTGAATAGTAAGCTCCGGCGTTGCTCCCGTCTTTTTGTACTCCTTGATTTTCTCCTCAAGCCAGTTAGTGGAACGTCTACGGGTAATCGTTCCTGTAATGTTGTAACCCAGCCAACGGCTGCTATTGCTGCGCTCGCCGAGCTGCTTTCCTGTCCATACGTCCGGCGTGAACTTGATATTGCAGTTTACGCTATCCAAGCACTCTACGCCGTCAATGAATACCTTTCCCTCACGCAGGGAAATGGGATTTTTGTTGTATTCCATATCCGCTTATCCTCCTTATCTCGTGGAAATTGTGAAGTAGAGCTTTTCTGCGCTATCCACAGGCTTCAAGCCGACATTGAAATAAGTCTCGTCGCCTTGACTTAATTCTCTGTCAACAAGGAAGTCGTTATCGTAGTCAACGTCAGTAATCGCTCCTGCGTCGTCAAACTGCTTCAAAATGGTGCGGCCAATGCCCTCCATAATGTCCCAGCCGTCACCCTCGTTGTCGTACTTGTTCGGAGGGAAGTTGAGCTGTAACGCCTCTGCAAAGGTATCGAATACTCTGATAACTCTGTTCTTGCGGTAGCTCTTGTCCTTGCCGTCCTTAAAGGTTACGAGGGAGTTAATGTCGTACTCTACAACAACTGCTCCTGCCTCGGAAACAGAGAAGAAAAACTCTCCGTTATTGATTGCTGCAACAGCCTCCTCGTGGCTCTTTGCGTCCACAACAGCCGTAGCACCCTCGTATTCAACGTAGGTATTACTCTGTGTGTTCTTTGCTGCCGCCGTAGCCGCTGCCGCCCATGCACAAGCCTCTGCGTGTGTAAGCTCCTCGCCGTCAACAACAACAGAGTTTGTTACGTTAATAACGCCCTCGTAATCGTCGCTTTCAGTGTCCGGCATAGCAACCTGTACGCCCTTGCCGATATTCTCACGCATATACTTGATTTTGGTCTTTGCTGCTGCCTGCAGGCTTGCGTCTGCGATAGGGAAACAAAGCGTATTGAACTTAACTCCCTCAATGCTGTCGAGGAATTTCGTTGCGTCTACGTTCTCCATTGCGGTATCTGTACCTCCTGTGAGGGTAACACCTGCTACCGCTGCGAGATTGCCAGTGCCGGAGAATGTGATATACTCGTTGTTCTGCGCAATAAGCTCCTCAACAGTTGTAAGGCCGGTGTATTCCGCAACCTTGCTGCCGTCAAGGTTTACAAGTACGTCGAACTTTGTTTCGTCGAGTACATTCGCAACAACAGAAAAGCTCAACGCATTTCCTCTTGTGCCTGCGTACTTTGCAACTGCTGTAATGCTCTCGCTGGTTGCCTTTGCCTCCGTGCCGCCGTTTACACGGTACACGAGGACTTTTGCAGCCTTTTTGAACGCCTCTCTGACAAGCAGCATTTGACGGTTTTTATCCTTGTCGTAAATGCTGTAACCGAGCTTCGCCCTTGCTGCGTCCGGGCTGGCGTTAGTAAGCGTAATGTATTCGCCTACCGGCCCGTAATTGTGGTTAATAAGGGGAACGATAACAGTACCCCTGCTGCTGATACCGAGTACGTCCTGCTTCCCACTCACAAAGTTAATGTAAGTGCCGGGACGGGTCTTTCCTACCAGCTTGTCGAATGTTCCACCTGCCATGTTACTTTACCTCCTTACCGCACCATGCTTTGATGTGTGCTTTCATTTCTGCGACGGTGTATTCTCCCGTCATTCCATACGTCGCTCCTGCGAAAGTGCAAGAAGAAACGCCGAAAAGCTGTCTGCAATTCGCAGCCAACTTCTCCACCGGGAACTTTGCGGCCTGCTGCACTTTTTCGGGTGCTGCCTCCGCTGCTCCGGCTGTGTTAGTACTTTTGTTAGTACCCATTGCTCTTGCCTCCTTTATTTCTCCGGGTGCTGCCCGGTTGTTATTCCGTGGCTGGGATTGCATATTGTTCCAATGCCTCCGCCATTGCCTCTGAAATAGGCTTCTCGGTGTAGGCCTCTGCCTTATCCCATAACTCCACTTCATACGTTTGCATTTTGACCGCTTCGTGTCTGTTGTACGGTCGGCGGCTCGTCCAGTCTATTGTGAGCTGGGTGGCTCCGTTATCCAGTACCTTTAGTTTCGGGTCGTTTATTCTTACGTTCCCCTCTGCCCTCTCTCCCGTTTCTGTGATGAGGGGAATTAGGTTGCGGTTTCCCTTAATCGCCGTCAATACCTCAAAAGCGAGTGCGTATGCCTGCTGCGAAGTCTTATGGAAAAACTTTATAAACCAAACGTATTCCATTTTGTACGTCGCAAAGGTTTCGCCCCCGGTTGAAATTTCCGGCGTAGGAAAATAGACCGCCGGGACATTGAAATTCTGCTGGACATTCCAGTAGTACGGCGAGGGGTTTCCTGCTCTGTCGAGCGTAAATTTGATAATGCTTGCTAATTCCTGCTCAAGCATTGCTCCACCTCCTCCGTGTTATCCGCCGAAATAGCTGTCTAACCATTCCTGCAGTTTTTTCTCCAAAAGCTCCGGGTAAATTTGATTGAGAATACGCAATGCGCTGTCCCAATAGTGTTTTCCCTCTACCCAGTGCTGCTTTAACATCATGCCGCTTTCTGCGGCTGGGTCGTAAATAAAACGGTCGCCCTGCCAGTAGCCCGGCACCCAGCGTCTTGCAACGCCTTTGGTATTTGTCCAGTGACCGTCATTCACATAACTTGCGTAGTCAAGATTTGTGCCAACTTCTAATACCAGTCCGCCCTCCTGTATTCGCCATACGTTTCCGTCGTTGCCTCTCTCGAAGCTGGCGAGTAAGAGCCTGCTGTCCATTACCTGTCGGCGTATAATCTCGTCCTGCAAAATCCTCAAGAACTCGTTTCCAAGCCCCTCCAAAAACAGCTCGAACTCCTTGCGGAACTCTCCTTTTGCTGCCTTTTCGACGCTCCCGAAAAACTCTCTAAACTCTGACATATCAATATTAACAACACTCATAATGCCTGCTGCCCTCCCACTTTCTTGATATACACGAATTTGTGGTGTCCCCTTATGTTCCGGGGCTGCTCCGCTGTGTATTCAAGCCCGGTTTCGCAATCAACAATTTTGTCGTTGAGGCGAATATCTGTATCTACTGGGAGTGTTAGTTTGATTTTTGCGTCCATGAGGTTTGCCGGGGCTGTCTGTGAAATTGTTACGCTCTGTGAACGCACTCCGAAATGGCAGCTCTGTGCCTCTATGTCCGGCTTTTCGGGATAGGAAAAGGAGGGCGACGCTGCAAGGCCGTAGCCGGGCGAGGTCTGTCCCTCCTGTGTGTGATATATGTCGCAAAGGTGGTCTAAAAGCATTTCTAAGCTCATGCCGCACCTCCTTAAAGCTTTCTCATGCGGAGCGTTACTCCATTCCTCGGCTCTGCCTTGACGTAATCATCAAGGAGTGCCGCAAGGTCTAACGCCTCTATGCTGATTTGGCTGGTTTCGGCGGTGTAGCTGTAATCGTCGAATGTTTCCGACTTGACCTCTTTCGCTGCGATTGCTGCGTTATGCCCGTATGCCTCCGCCAGTAGCAAAACTGCTGTTTTTACCGACGTAGGTATTTCCTCCTCGTCCTTAAACGAGTTGTGAGTGTATGTGATAACATACTGCTCCGCCCTCGCAATATCCACTGTGAGCCTTGCGTCGCTGCGCTTCTGAACTGCTGGTATCTCGGAGTAGTCTTTGACTTCTTGAGGTGTTACCCACGGCCTTGTTGCCATAAATACGCACCTCCCTCTTTATTACTGCTGCAATTCAACCATAGTAGGGCTGCCCTCGCCGTAGTCTACCTCGTTCTCATCCTCCTCCGGGCCGGGTACGACTTCAACTGCTGCGATAGCGTCTACATAGTCGGACTTTCTGTTAAATCCAACAGTGGAAATTCCCATATCGTTCGCAAGCTCCTTGAGCTGTGGTACGGTCATTTCTTCGAGCTGCGCCTTGTCGAGGTGTGCTGTCTGCTGCTCCTCGCCGCCCTCTGTGTTTCCGCCTGCCTCTCCTGCCGTTTCTTCAACAAGAGTAAAATACCCGGTTGCTACCGCTGCGTCTGCGGTAGCCTTGTCCTCTACGAACACGTCCGGGTTTTTCTTTGTAGCTTTCACTACGCCTGTGTAGGAAAGGGCTTTAGTCAGTTTCAAATGATACATAACTGCTGCCTCCTCTCTTACTTCAAGCCAGTAATGATTGCTGTTGCGTCAAGCTCCTCGATAATAGGGTCGTAATCAAGGTGGGTAACGTAGAAACGCTTATCCTGCATAATCGCTTCCTTGCCCTCAACAGTCTTGCGGATTTTAACACCGTAGGTATTAACCACAATAAGGTTTTTAGGGTCAGTAAGGATAATCTTGTCGTCAGAAAGAGACGGACACTCGATAGTCTGAATTTTTGCAGGTGCATTGTAAACAGTGTCCGGCACTGCTCCGCCTGCGTTTACAACCTTATTCAGCAAGAACAACTCCCACTCCTGCGCTCTACGAGGGGACATAAGCCAGCGGAGCTTTCCGTTGTTGTACTTGTTAGGGATTGCTGCCAACGCCTTGTAGAACATATCAAGGCTCATACCATCCTCTGTGGAAGCGTCGTACACATGGCCGCCGTTCACAATCTGCTTAATCCAGCCGTCGTTAATCTTGAGGAAATCGTAGTCGTCAGCGTCCTCCGCAGTAGCCTCGTCGCCGTTGAGGTACAAGTCCTCCATATCTACGCCAAGCTGGGTAGTCATAAGGTTGGTTACAATCTGCTCGAAATTCTGTCCCTCGATATTCTCACGCAGAGTTTCCTCGGTAATTTCCCAAGGCAAGCGTACCGCAGTAGTAGCGTACTCAATCTGAGAAGTCTTAACGTCAGCTCTGTAACCGTCGTCGTGGTTTTCGGTTTTCTTACGCACAATACGGCTGGCAATACCAATCTTGTCGATTTCGCCTGCCTTTGCGGTGCGCATTTCGTGACGGATAAGACCGCCAAGGTTAGTGGCCTCGAAAGTCTGCTGAATAAACTTTCTCGCCTGCTCCGGGTTAAGAAGCCCGGAGGTTAAAGTGCCAGTTTCAATGGCTGCTTTTCTGATAATGGAACTGTTAGTGTTCATTCTGTTTGTCCTCCTGTTCTTTTATTAGAGAATGCCGTGCAGGTAATGCTGCTCGCCTGCTGCTTTTTCTACGGTGCTGTTGTTGAGGTTGCTCGGAAGCCCTTTGGACTTGAGTACAGGCTCAACCGCTGCCGCTACTGCCTTGCTAATCATGTCCTGCACCTGTTCCGCGCTTACGCTTTCCTCCTGCTTTGGAGCAAGTGCTTTCTCGATAGCTGCCTCAACCATTTTCTGAACGGTTTCCGGGGTAATTTCTGCAGGGGCGGTATTTCCCTCGCCTGCTGCCTTTTCCACAGCTCCTGCGCCGTCCTGCGCTGCTGCGGAGGTGTTCTGCTGTGCGTCGCTGCCAAATGCCTTTGCAATAGCTGCGCTCACAATCTGCTCTACTTCCTGTTTAGTCACTTCTTTTTCCTCCTTTTCGGTTTTGCTGTCGTCCTCCGGGTCGGTGTCTGTCTTGTCGTCAAACTCCGCCACGAAAGCACCAAGGCTATCTAAAATGCCCTGCAGCGTTTCTTTGTTCTTGCTACTCATTTTCTTTCCAGCCTTTTCAACAGGTCTGTCCGTCTGAATAGCTTTGGTAATGCTCTCTTTGCCTGTGAGAATACTGCTGATAATCTCGCTGAACTCCTCAAGGCACTCTCGTACCTTGTCCTCGTTCGTTTCATATACCCACCTGCCAGTGATGTTGTCGTACTGGTATAAAACCTCCTCAAGGGAATTAAAAGCGTTCCAAAACAGAGTGCCTTTGCTTCTCTGCTCGTAAAGCTCCGCCATAGCTCCCTTTTCTACGACGTTAAAACCTAATGCCGCTCCCAACTGCTTTAACAGCCCCTTTTTGTTGCTGCCTGCGTCGGTGCTGGCCTGCTTGCTCACGTTATCCAAATCAACGTCCTCCTCACTGTAATTGCCGAGGCCGCCCATACTAAAGCCTGTGATTTCGCCTTTTTCAATGCCCTCCCACACGCTTTCGTCTGCTACCTCTACGGTCATAAGCCAAGTTCCTTTTTTGATTGCCTCGCCGTCGATTTCAAAATCCGCTTTCGCAATCCAAGTCTCAACGACGGTCGCTCCGTCCAGCGGCTCAAAACTGTGCTGCAGGTCAACCTTGTCCCCGTTCTTTGCAAACCAGTACGCCGCCTTTGTGATTTCTGCCTCCGTCATAAAATTGCCGTGGCTGTCCTCCTCCATAGGCTCGTACACAATCCCGGTTACATAATGGCTGTCTGCGTCTGCTTTAACAATTCTGCCGTATGTCGTGAATGTCGCTTTGCCGTCGTCCGCTTTCTTCAAGAGAAACTGTCGCTTGTTTGCCGCTTTGTCTACAAGTGAAACGAACTGAATTTTAGCGTCCGTGATTTCATACGCCTTGCTCATGCTCTTTCTCATGCCCTCACTCACCTCCTTTCGCTGGTGTCTGTAATATAAAAAGCAGCGTCACCGCTGCTCCTTACCAAGTATCATTTTCGTGGCCTCACGAAAAAGCTCTGAACGGCTCAAATTCGCCGTTATTTGTTCGGGTGGTATTTTTCCTCGTCCGCACCAAGAACGTCGCTCCTGCGATAAGAGAAGCAGCGAGACGACTATTCCTCGTCTATTCCTGCTTTCGCTTTGTTCTTTGCGTCCAGCTCTTTTTCCCACTCGTCGTCCATATTGTCGATTGCCTCCTGCTGCAGGCGTTGTCTTTCCTCAAGCGAAAGACCGAGTATTTCCTCGCTCACGACTGGCTGTGCTATGCAATGGCAGTTAATACTCTCCTCCGGCGGCAATGAGCTGTCACGAGGGTACATAGGGTAATATGTCCCTCCCTTTATGCCTTTCAACTCAAACGGCTCGTCAACTCTTACACGCTGCCCGTCCATGTCTACATGGTTTTTTCGAGGCTCGTTCCTGTATGAGCCAGTGTGTCGCCACATTTTCTCTGCAACCGCCGGGGACTGCATAAATGCCTCCTGCTGGGCGACGCTATGCGCCCTCAACACCTCCGTAAGTGCAGCTCTCCGGGCTTTGTAATGCTCGTCCCTTATGCCGCTCTCCATAATGTCACGGGTAAACGTCGCTATGCTGCTGCCATTCTGCAGCCCGGTTTCGAGTATCTTCTCGATTTCCTTGTGGCTGTTGAGCTGCATAATGTCCGCCAGCTCCTCGCTCCAACTCGCTACCCATGCCGTCGTGCGCTTCGATACCTGCGGTAGTTTGAGGTCTTTGTCCGTCGCCTTGATGTAATACTCAATAAACTCCGGCATAAAACTGTCAAGCCGCTCCGTGAATATGATTATCAGCTTTGCTCGCAGCTCGTCGTTCAGCATAACACCCGGCCAAATCTCTTTTGCAAAGGTGTCAAGGTCTACGGCTTTCTCTGCCTCCGATAGGAAATAGTCGGTTTCTGCGATTAGTGCCTCCGCAATTTCCTCCTCAAGGTCGTTTATTGCCTTTACGGTCTTTTTCGGCTCGCAGTAGCCCTCCTCCTCAAGCTCCTCTGTGAGGTCGTCGTCGGCTTTCGTCAAATATGCGTCAATGGCTTTTATGAGGGGTTTGCAATTTACACACATACTCATTCCCCCTTATCCATTTTTACCAACTGCCTTTTGACCTCTTTCATCACGGCAACAATAGCGTCGTCGTGTTCTCCGGCTGCTTTCTCAATCTGCTTTTGCAAGCTCATTGTAAGCTGTCCGAGGTCGAAGCCAAAACCTCCGCCGCCCTGCGTTTTGCTGTAAGCCAGCGGTATATCGCCCCATTCCTCCGGGTAAGCCTCTGCAACTTCTCCGTATGCCTCATAAATAATCTGCTTTGCCTTGTTCGGTGTGAGGCCTCCGGCGTTGTTTGCTACCGTAAGCAGCTTGTAAAGGTCGTCCGGATTACTAATGTCCGGCTCAAGGAAATAACATTCCACATACTTGAACTGGTATCCGTTCAAAAGTCGGTTGTTAATCGCCCATGCGAGGCTCTTTCTTTCCGGCTGGAATACCTGTTCCTCCGTTACCTCCTGTGCTGTCTGCGCCGTCGCTCTGTTGAAGTCGGTCGTATAACCAACATACAGGTCGGGTAACTGGAAAGAGGATTGCACTTTCCGACGATTGTTGTCGAGGTAGTCTTGGAAAAGCTCGTCTTTTTGCAATATGTTTGCAAGGTCTTTGACCTCAATTTCCGGCTTGTCGGACTGGTCGAAATCTACTCGCCCGTCGCTGCTCTCTGTTTCGAGAATGATAAATGCGTGTTGCCCGGCTGCGCCCTTAATGTCATTCATATACTGCTTCAGCTTCTCGAAACTCTCGTCCGTTAGCGTTCCCCCCTTAACCATAATCATCAGCGGCGTATGTCTGCCGTTCTCGAAATAGTTGTTGTTGAGGTTTTCCGCCTTGCGGCTGCCGTCAACTCCGAGTACCTGTCCTATCCAGCGCACCTCGCCGTATGGCTCTGTGCCTATGGCAAATTCCATAAGCTCGTTAGCGTGGTACTGCTCCTCAAGGGTTTCGCCCTCCGGCAAATACCTGCCGTTTCTGTTATCCATAACACGAGGGTCGCCAAACTCTTTGAAATAGACCGCCTTGCCGCCTATCTCCTGCTTGTACTTGCAGTAGCGTTTCTTTCTTTCAATCTGCTGCCCGTGGTGGTAGTAGACTGTCGAAATATACGGCTCAAGTGGCTTTGTTTTGGTTACGCTGGCTGTCTCTTTGATAAACTCAATCTGCACAACCTCGTCCGCCAAATTACGGATAACCTCAAGGTAAGCAATGCCGTATGTTTCCCTCGCTTCGATAATGTCCTCAAATACTTCTTTGGTGTCCTGCTCAATGGTAAGCAGCTCGATAATCTCCTCCGCCCTTTTGAACTCCGCCGCCATTTCCGGCGTTTCCTCTGCGTCCTCAATATATCTCACACCTATACCAAAGCCTGCGATATTGTTCTTGTAAGCTCTGATACACTGGGGTAGGATAGTGCTATTCTTAACCAAATTTCGCAAGCCTCGCATATCGTTCGGCGGTGTTATCCAGTCCCCGGCGTTAAATGCGTCCTGCTCCGTGACCTGTACCGACACGTCCGCTTTTTCAATCGGCCTTGCCTGCTCTTTGATTATGCGCACCTGCATACCCTTTTTTGATTTAGCCATTCTTTCTCACCCCTTTCTTTTTTGGTGGTTTTACTGGTAAGCAAAGTAGTAAAACACAGTCCGCCTCGTCCGGGGACGGCTGTCCTCGTTTCTTTACTGCGTCTTTGCTCTCTATCTTGATTTTGCTGGCCTCTGTTAGCCCGTACTTTCTGCCCGAAAGCTGCGCCACGAGGTCGTCGTCGTCCGGGAGTATCAGCTCCACGGGTTTTTTGTTGCCGTCGTCGTCATAAGGCTGCAATAGCTTCTTGACTATTGACATCATGTAGGTGGTGCTGTCGTGGTAATATTTATGCTTTATGCGTTCCCCGAACTTAACCGGGTAAACTTCAAGCCACCAAAAACGCTCCGGGTAGTTGCGTTTCAACTGCCTCAAGCGGTCTACTACGCCTCCGCCCACGCCGCCGTCGTCCACTTTTACCGGGATAGGAGTGTCGAGCTTGTACCTCTGTACCAACTGCTCTCCCAGCATAATAATGTCGTCCGCTGTTTTCATGGTGTCCTGCCCCTGCCGCTTCTTGTAAAATGTTACCTTTTCGTCGGTCTTGTACCCGATTATCGTTTTGTCGTCGCCGAAACGAGCAACGTCGCAACCGATATGCACCAAATCCGGGGTTTTTCGGGGAGAAAACTCCGTCATAATGGAATTTTCTACGAGAGAAAGCGGTATAAATATGTCGTCCTCCTGTAATGGGAACTCTCCGGCGACACGCACTCTGAATACGTCGCTGTCCTCTCCGTACATATTGATGATTGTCTGAACAAAATCCTGTGATACCCTGCTGCTCTTGCGTCCGTCAATGTGAAACGTCGCATAGCTGGCTCTGTTCTTGTTGTGGCTCTCGTAAAAAAAGCCCGACAACTGCGTCGGGTTTCCGCACATCAAAAGCCTTGCGCCCGGTGTTGAAAGTGCGCCGAGTACAGGCTCAAATATACTGTCGTCTACACCGCTGGCCTCGTCGATAATATACAGAACGTCGTCCGCATGGAAGCCCTGCAGTGCGTCCGGCTTGCTGGCTGTTCGTGCAACCGCAAACCACTCCTCCGGGTATCGCTTCATGTAGACCTTCTCTTTCGTCCACACGATTTCCCGCTCGAGGGCGGGATTGTTGCGGAGCCACTTGCTGACCTCCGCCCATAGGATGTCAAATAGCTGGTGCTGCGTGGGCGCTGTGCAGGGGATTTTGGGGAAGGGCCGCGTACACATAAACCA